TGATATCAGGACCTTCATCCTGTACTTCCTTCGGTTCTTCTTTCGTGGTCGGCGCAGGAGCACCCGCTTCCGGAAGTTCATCCGCTGCATGAAGCATTTTGCTGGCTTCAGCCAGTTCTTCCGGATCTGCATCTTTGGCGAAAGATGATAAAATCCTCCCAAGTAAACTTTTTTTACCCATTCTTTTTCTTCCTCCTTCTGGTTTTGAGTCATGAATTGAAACTTTTGCACCGGCCCTTCCTTTATCCACTATGGCCACATGATTGCCTCTGATTTCCCGTTGCGTATATCCTTTGCCGTCTGGATCCCACAGGCAGTTATATCCGCAGGAAATTTCCCGTTTTCCATTCTGAATAGATTTGACCAGCATAGGATCATAAATAATCAAATCCCCTACAATGCAGTCCTGGAATTCTTCGGCCCCGTGATGAACATTTTTAACAATCCCTTTCATGTATACAGATACATTTTGGGATGTAATGTCTTCCATCGGATGATTATCCGTAACCGGTTTTCCTTCAAAAGATGCCAGTGCCGCTTTTGAAAAGACTTCCTCGTCCGGACGGTTTACCGGCACAATGGCTTCTGGATTAATTTCCGGGTCTGGTGTCTCTCTTCCCAAATAGTTCTGAGTCCCCGTTCTGGCTATAGGTACATCATGGCAGACAAGATATCCCTCCGGAGTCATTGTAATGTGGTCTGATATACGGGACCCGTAATATGCAACAGACAAATAGCATCACATCCTTTCATTCAATTTTCTGAAACTGTACCCGTGTCATTTTCACAATACGTCCGCCATAGTAGACTTTATGCGGCCAACTGACGTTATCAATTTCTGTCAGCGGAGCCGCGTAGCATCGACAGTTATATATATCCCCGGCGTTATAATGTCCCTGGGATTTCATACCAATCAAAGTTTCCGGCGCCGGAGGGTTGTCAAAACGGATCAGTACTCCATCCATATGCCGGTGACTGCTGCGCACCCGGCTGTCCTCCGATGTTTTCCATTCATACCAATTGATACCGATGCTTTCCGCCCGTGTCCGTGTCAACGCGGATTGTGCCTTACTGGTCTCTGTCCGGGCTATCAGGCGGGCATGGCTTTTTGCAAGTCCGGGATACATTTCCATAATCTCCGGAATAATATCCGATGCTCTTCTTCCTGACAGAGCATTCTCCGCTGCCCGCCGGCTGGCTATTTCCGCCAGTTCATCAGGAAGTGATTTGATATAGTCTGCATTTCTGGAAATAATCTCCCAATACTGCCGGTCCAATTTTTTATGAAGTTCATTCTGTATGGCATCGTACAGAATCCGACCTTTAGAACTATGCCGGGCAGCTTCCCTCCATGTGCGGGCATTGTCTTCCGCCAGCTGTGTCAGCATGGCCAGTGCCGCTTTCTCCGCTGCCTCTGTAAAGGTAGGGGATCGGGCCATGGCTCGGATTTTTTGTTTGAAGGCCGTTGGATCTGTTTCAGTACCCATTTTATGCAGCAGCCGGTCTGTCAGTTTTTTTATGGCATTGGCATAGTCTTTTTCAATCCGCTGCCGCAGGCTCCATTTATCAAGCTTCATGTCGTTCCCTTCCGTGGTATAATATAAATAAGAAAAGTCTTTGAGTTGAGCAGAAGAAATGTCCTATTTGCTCATAAAATCCAATTAGTCAAGAGTCTTTGGGTTTCTCAAAGTCTTTTTTTATTGGTCATTTCGTAAGATGATATAAGAAATCGAATATCTTCCCCACAAAAATCAGGGGCTATGATAGCTCTTTGTCCATCTTTCTCAATAATCATTTTCCCCTTAATTCCACGATGCAATTCTCCTTTTTCTACTACATCACTTAAATGAGTTAAAACCGCCTGGATATCTTCGTGTTGTTCTGATCTCCTTTTAATAATATGTTGGAGTCCAAAGCAATCATTTCCCCACATCAAATCAATACCACCGATATCATCCCTCGTAAATGCATCTTTTACATATCCAGACTTCTGTTTCAATAATGCATTAACGGCATTTTCTCCTTTTACCCCCTTAATTTCTTTTCCCAAGACCCGACTGGATATTTGTGAATTCCAATGCTTTTTATCCAATTCACCCGCTCCGCTGCCTGCCCCAAATTTCCCGTCATCTCTCCGGGAATGTTTGCTCTCTTCCCAGTCAGCGTCATTCACCTTTTTCTGCAATGCTTCTTCCAATGTCGGTGCCGGATCTGATTCACTCTCTCCTGCAGTGATCTGGGGTCTGTCATCAGCCTCTTCTATTTCATCGTCGGTGATATTAGACCACATACCGGTTTCATCCTTCATCTGCTGCAGTTCTTTCAGTGCAGTCTGCCGTCCAATCAATCCTGCATTATATGCATCCAGAACGGCTGTTGTCCTCTGCTGAACGATATTGGCCAGCTTCTCCTGTGTCGTTCTCTGCACCGGATTAAATTTATAGTCCATGTCATCAGGAATAAATCCCCATGATGACATGGCATGAACCGGCATTACTTTATCCAGAATCGGCCGCATGACTGATTCCTGTTTCTCCTCAATCATGTCATAGTAATTCTGCAGATCTGATTCTCCTGTAGCGTTCATGCCTGCCGGAGATCTTCCAAATAATTTAGTAACAGGTATTTCAGCTGCGCCGGATACATCCAGCATGAACTTATCATATACATCCGCAATTCCGGAAAAGGTATACTGATGCGTTACAAAATCATCATCAGTCCCCATCAGCTGCATGCCGGAATTAGACAGCAGCCAATTCTGCATTTCCATTGTGGAATATATCTGCTTCACCGCTTCCGGATCAAGGGTGGACAACATCTGATCCAGATCCTTGACTTTCATGACTCTCATCTGCGCCATGAAAGTCAGCTGTGCAATATTCCAGGAGACATTATCCCGCTTCCTCAATTCATCAAATACCACTTCCACTACGGATGCACCCCAATATTGTTCCGCCAGAGATTCCCAGTAGGGAAGTTCCAATCCTTCAAACCGGAGTATGCGGCTGTGATGGATATTGATATTCATCTGTGTTTCCGGATCCGTCACATAGTAATACTCAGGAAGCCCGAATTCCGGGTCACTAATATCACTGCATACGTCCATGGATGGATAGCAGCCATTCCACCGGTCCAATACCATAATCCCTACAAAGTCTCCCGGCATAATTCGATCAAGATCCAGCGGCTGGGACAAATCATCTCCCTGTCCTTTAATGAGCATTAACCCGATAGCTCCACCATACAGGCGCCCCCACCGAAGTCCCTTTAGGATATTCCTGGACAGCTGGATATGTCTTTCTTCCGCTATGGCTTTGTCCAATAATTGTGGTGTCAGTTTGGATGTGATTTGTATCCAGTTTTTACACATGTCCTGGGGAATAGTATCCACAATACGGCGTACCACCCAGTGGGACCGGTATAGACTATTCAGAAGATTGAAGTTTCTTGTCAGCCTGGTCATTGGATAGGAAGTTCCTTCCAACAGGTTTGGCATTCCCGCTCCCAACCGTGCCAATGCATTTTGAAAGGCATCTCTTACCGATGTCCGTACCACCGGTTCAGAGGATGCCCGCTGCCTGTTTCGTGTTCGATTGTTGTTACGATGCATTTGCCAGCCTCCTTACCGGAATAATTGTATTTACAAAATACCGGATCGCATCCGGTCCGTGATCATTTACTTTGAGCGGTTTCTCTTTCCCGCTTTTCTGCTGCGCTTTATCATCCCATACATAGGATTTCATTTCTTTGATGGTATTCTGACAGTTCTTTTTGTGGAACCTCAGCTTTCGTTTGGTCAGCATTGTTGATACATTTCTTATCCCTTCCAGCACCGAGTTATCCGCATTAATGGTCTCCGGTGTTTCTTTGGACCGCATTCCTCTTACCCGAAGTTCTACTTTAAAACTGGCAGCAGACGGATCAATGATAATAAAAAGAGGATTCTTGAATCCGCTCTTTACGAACTCTTCAAGATCCTCTGCATATTGTGAATTATCTTTTTCTTTACCCACTGCACGGCTGTCATAATAGTATTCCCGGGTGACCCAGGCTACATCTCCGTCATCATAGATATCCAGGAACACCATGGGATTGACTGTGCCGTAGTCAATGGCAATGTACCGCCTCATACTATCTTTATTCAGCCGAATCCATTCCAGCTTCTCATCTCCAAACAGGTTATGCTCATCGTCCCAGGCATCTTTGTAGATTGCGCCTTCTGCAATAACCCACAATCCCTGGATAAACCGCTGAAAAAACACTCCGCTGTACATGGATCGGTACCGCTGCCGGGTATCTTCCGACAATGACAGGTTATCATCCATCAGGAAATGCAGATGAAGAAGTTTCTTGTCTGTAGCTTTTTCAATCCAGTTTTTCAAGAACCAGTGAAGCGGGCTTTCCGGATTGCAGTTAAACCAGAGCTTGGCCCCTTCTACAGAACACCGCCCTGTCGCCTGATTCACGAATGATTCCGGCATGAGTGCCACTTCATCCAGGAATGTGCCGGCTGAGGTGATCCCCTGAATCAGATCTTGAGAGCTTTCATCCCGGCCTCCAAAAATGTAAAAGTAATTCTCTTTATCTCCTTTACGGATGGTGGACAGGTTTTCCGTCCGCGATTCTTCCACTCCATATCCATGGAGAAGGAGCACTGGTTTCAGCCATTTCCATACATTTCTGCGGAAAGCTCCCACTGTCTTACCACACATGGTGAAATTCTGCCGGTCAAAGGTGTCCATGGCCCATATAATGAAGGATACCGCCATAGATACGGTTTTCCCCGCGCGGATGGATCCGTCAGCTATGATCCCGTTATGGTCTTTGTATGGCGAGGATTTGCACCACCAGGTAAATACCTGCATTTGTTTCGTTGAGAACTTCTCAAACCGGATCACCGGCTTCATTATCCTGTTTATCGTCATCATCCCAAATATGATCTCCTGATTTTTTCAGTGCATCCACTAATCCGTCATCTTCACCCGCTGCCTGCGGTCCTCTGATCTCCATCTTCAGCTTCTTAATCCGTAATTTCTGCTCCTTCGTGGCCAGTCCGGAATGGCACATTTCTTCATATTGCTTAATCATGCCTGTAAGTACCTGCATAGCCCGGGACTGAGCAGAAAGAAATGCAGTCTCTTTATCCTGTGAAAAGAGAACTGCATATCCATCTCCTGATTTACCATGCCGGTTGTGGATTCCTGTATGATCATCACGGTCTTTGACATAAAGCAGTTTCTGCGCACGCAGAATAGCTGCATATTTCAGACAGATGTTATCCCATAATAGATCAATCGGAGACCGATGTTCTATCTCTTCTACAATTTCCAGCGTTTCCGGAGGAAGGTATCTGGAAAAGAGTCCGTGCTTTTCCGCCCGGTTATTGCGCATCGGCGTACTGGGCAAATGTCCCCTTGCATTATCATTGTGAAAGGGTGCACCCTTTTTTGATTTGGATGCACCCTTTTTTGCCTGGTCCCGCTGCCAGTTATTCCGTTGTTTCCATGACTTCACCGTATTCACGGAGACTCCATATTTCTCCGCAATTTCCCTGTATGTCAGGCCTTTCAGATAGTCATTATAGGCTCGATCTCTATCGGTCATTTACATGTTCACCACCGCCCTATTGTTCTGTTTTGTTTTTAAAAAATCATTTTCTGAGACTCAATGATATGAACTTAAGTCTACCAATCTTTGAGTCAATTTTTCAGTCTTTTTATTTTTCAAGAATGACTCTATATCATATAAATTTAGCATGTCTTTATTCAATTGGTTCTTCATCCTTGTTTTTATTTCTCCAAAATCATTATATTTTTTTACTATAATTCTAATTAATTCTGCATCTTTTATATTTTCTAATTTATAAAGCATAATGTTGAGTTTTTCTAATAGCTGATTCATTTCAGGACTTATCCAAATAGAATATGCTGCGATTTGCAACATTGTCTTTTCTCGTTCAAGAATCTGTTCCTGAGTTGCAATCGACGGATAGTAAGGTTTTTGATCTGACGTAACGGTTGTCCATGAAAACACAAATATCATTTGCTCTATAAATTCATATGCTTCTATTCTTTTTTGCAATATCTTCTCATAATACGAATGCTTATAATCAATATTTTTCGTCTTCGTTAATGCCATGTATGATATGCCTCCAGTAATTATCACAGCCATTGCAGATATACATGCACTAATTAAAGCTACATTTATCGTCATAATTTGATTATCCATTATGATATCTCTCCTCTCTATATGCTATCATAGTATCATAAAAGCCGTCCTACTGGACGGCTCTCTTCATATTTTCTTGATTTTATCATAAACAAAATTTTTAATGCATGCAAGTGACATTTAGTGACATTTAGTGACATTTGATGACACTTTCTCTAAATATTTTTCAAAAAAGTGAATTAATCCAGAATCATGAACA